AGTCCAACTAACAATAAGTTTACGGCAAGGAGCAATACCTGTTGTTTGATATCTAATTAGGCCACCTAAAACAGGATGCCAATCTTGCCAAGGTCCCATAATACAATTTTTAGGTACTAGAGGATTAGCAGTAGGAATAGTTTGAGTAGTAAAAGTTGTTGGTTGGCCTGGGGAGAATGAAATCCATCCATTAGATCCTATATAAAATTGAGTATAAGTTTGTCCAAAGAAACAAAATGTAAATCCAATATTAAATGGTCCTTGTTGAGAATCATCTGTCATGAACAAACTCGTACCTGTATTTGTTTGGTTTACATAAAGAATTGGGCTTACACTATAATTTGTAGTTTGATTTGGTGTTGGTCCTCCAGCACCACATTGACTTAAATTTGCAGTTAATGTTGTTGATCCTATACCACAAGGTAATAATTGATCAGGTCCTAAAGATGGACAATACTGACTGTATCCTACAAAAGTCAATAAAAGAAATAATAGTAGATTTTTCATATGTAAAATATAATATAAATTTTTTATATCTCCAACATAACTATGAAAAAAAGAAGCTCGCAAAAATGCGAGCTCTTTTATATTGTAATGGCTTAATTAGAAATTTAATACGCAATAATCCATTCCCAAAGTAACTGTTAAGTTTTGGGCTGCGTTATCTGTATCCCAGTTGTATTCACCAAATTCACCTGTTTTAATAAAGGCTCCTTTGATTACCCATTCTGATACGATATCACCTACAGGACCTAATACATCGATACGTAAGTCTTTTTTATACATATCTGAATATCCATCACGACCAGTTACTGATTCGTGGTGTAAGCGAACCCATTCCATTACTGCTTGAGCACCTGAAGGAGTAATTGGGTCGAATAGGGTCATTGTTAAATCGTTCCATTTTAATCTACCTTTTATTTTACGGTAAACGTTTATGTGGTTCAACACGATTTCATCCTGTGTAAACCCTACAGATGAAATTGCTTTGATTAAGTAAGCAGGGATACCATCTACGTACATGATGAATCTATTCTGTACCTTAGGTTCAAAGGCTGTGAAGAAAATTTCGTTTGAATCTAATATTGCCATTTTATTTTATTTTATTATAAATATTCAACTTTTAAAAAATTATGCTGGGAAAGTAGCTACAGTAGGTAGGATGTTGAAATCTAAGATAATAAATTCAGCTGTTTTAGTTGGTTGTAAATAAATTTGACCAATTAACTGATTTCTATCAATAGCTTCCGGAGTGTTATTTGAATCATCCATTATTACTTTAAAAGCAAACAAACCTTGTTGTTGTTGTACTGATTCTAAGTATGGGTTAACTTGAGATAAGAAACTATTTCTAGTAGCAATTGTATTTTGTTCGAATACTAATGTGTTTGAAATTTCATTAATTCTATCTTTCAAGGTAATTAACAATCTACGAACATTTACACGATCAAGTGCAGATGGTTGAGTTTGTAATGTTTTCTGACCGAATACTACAACACCTGATCCAGGGAATGTTGCTACTGGATTTACTTTATTTTGGTATAAAGTATTTCTATCTGCTTGAGTTAATTTCTTCTCAGCTTTTACTACAGTAGTCATTGAACCACGATTCAAACCTGCTGGTGCGAACCATGATGCTGCTGTTGTATCATTAAATATATAAACTGCTGGAATCATTGTTGAAGCTGGGACCCAAATAAATTCACCTGTAATAGGATCTACTGTTTGAACCCAAGGCCAATATGAAGCTGCATATGAACTATCGATACTATTAGCTGTATTAGAAGCACCACTTACTGTACTTCCGTATAATTCAAGATCAATTACTGCGATTGCATCACCTCTGTTTTGAGTATTGTTGATCAAATTCTTTAATTGAGCTTGGTGGTTAGCAGCTGCGTAACATAATCCTGGGGCAGCAATTACGTTATAAGCGTATTCGTCTTGATTCGACATCAAAGTAATAGCTTTACTATAATCAGAAGCACCTAAACCTTGAGTATTAGTGTTACTAATATTTTGATAATATACATCACCACCATTTGTTAAATTACCAACAGCAGATCCAAATGAACCTGATTGGTTTGCTGGGATAGATCCTGTAAATTGGTCTTTAGCTAAACCTAAATTAGTGAAGTAATTTGGAGTAGTAAAGTTTACTTGTCTTACAGTAATATAATTACTCTTATTAGGATAGTTACCGTTAGTAGTTATGTATAAGTTATCTGAGGAAGTATTAAATGTTTGGTTACCAATTACTTTCTCAATGTAATTTACTTGGGTTGGGTCTAATGATAATGGACCCCAAGTTTCTAATACAATTTTATTGTTAATATTATCATCACCACGACGAACTAATAAGTTAAATGTTCCGGATGCTGTATTCGCGTTAACAATTTCCCATCTTACATTGACATTAGAACCAGAAGCTAATGAGCCACTAGCATCTAAAGATGAAGTACTGTTTTGGTTAGCTCCCCAACTTAATGTTTGAAGAACAAATACTGGTTGACCAGTAGTAGGACCACCAGCTGAACCTGAAGCGATAAAGCTTGAAGTTGCGGGTGAAAAGTTACCACTAACTACGCGAGTTACCCATAAACTAGTTCCTCCATTTTGGAAATAATTAAAAGCTGCTGTTGAAGTGAAATAAGTGTATTGATTACTTGATGCACTAATAAAACTTCCACCGAAGTAAGTTAAATATTCACTGAAGGAAGTGACTCTTCTTGGGATGTAAGGTTGTCCTTTTACAGTTGGGCCTATGATAGATGCACCTATGGGAGCAGGAGCATTGGCTGTTACTGTTGAATCATTTTCTCTTGATAATACGCCAGGAGATAAAAGTGTTTCTGCCATTTTAGATTATTTTATTTGGTAATAAATATATTGTTTTTTTTCAAAAGTAAATAGTACTTTTTACAACATTTGCAGAAACCTTTTTGTATAAATATTATTATTATTTTAATAGATATACCTTTATTTATTAATACATATTCAAAAGTTTGTTAACAGATGAAATTACTTGATCAGGTTTTATTGTTTTTGTACATTCAAATTGACGTGGGGTATCTTTATGATCAGGACACCATTCCCAATCACCAGGATTAAGCCATTTTCTATTAAAACAACCTCTACAAGTAAGAGAATTTTCAGGGAAAATGCGTTCACAATCTTGGAATTCAGTATAAGGATAACTAAATCCTGAAATAAGAATTGTTGGTGTATCGAGTGCCCATGCTAACCATGATAATCCACTTCCTACTCCTATAAATAAATCAGCATCACGGATATCAACCATTCTATCTTCAATAGGAGTTTCATATCCAGTTTTATCAATTACTCCGGTTAATGTTCCTCCAAGTTTAGAATCATGCCATTCATCTCCTAAAGGTTCAGCAGTTAACATAACTACTTTATATCCTTTTTCGTTTAAATAATCAATAATTGTTTGCCAACCTTTTGGATACATCCAATATTTAGCATGTGCTGAAGCATGAGGGGCTATTACAACGTATTTACCTTCAATATCTGTTTTTCTTTCAGGAATTGTAATTTTTGGTTTTATTTCCTTATATTTTAAATTTAAAATTTCAGGTGCTGTTTGTTGCAGTGGAAATTTTTTAAAATCAATAGGAATTTTATCATAAATTACTTGTTGGTCATTGTAAAACCATCCAACAGCAAACATAGCATATAAATCATATACTTGTACTCCAGGAGATACAAATTCAATTTCTGGATATTCTGATTGGAACCATTCATTATGGAAAGTAGAACATATTACTGTACAATTATTTTCTTTTCTATATTCTTCAACGTATGGAAACCAAGCTAATGTATCTCCAATAGCTTTAGAATCTAAATGAATGTAAACTCTCTTTCCTTCAGGATTAAAAATATGTTCAAATACTTTTTCATTAGTATCTAATTCAAATACTTCTATTTTCCATTTAATACAGTATTTAATACTGGCTTTAGACCACATATTATTACTAATTATACCCTCATGAAGTATTCGTCCTGTTCTAGAATTAGAAAATACAACTTTATATGATTTTTCTACAGGTCCTACTACTTCTAAGAAAGGTCCATCAACAAAATTATATTTAAAAGTATTTTGGGGTTTCTTTGATTCTATACCTAAAACATTTAGGTTATTATATTCATTAATTAAGATGTCTTTCATATAAATCTATTAATTCTTTTGAACGATTTAACCAAGAAAAAGCTTCAGCAGTTTTTAAAGCTTGATGTCTGTATTCTGTATAGTGTTGGGAAATTTCACTTATTCCCTCTATCATTTGATTTAAATCTCTTGAAATTACTTTCATTCCCGGGAATGTAGTAGAACTTTCTAGGCATCCAAGTATAGGTAAACCACAAGCTGCAGCTTCTAATAATGTTAAATTAGGATGTCCTGCTTCTAATTCACTTGGGTGTAAAAATATAGTATGAGAAGTATAAAGTTGTCTTAAATCATCATTTGAAGGTTCATAAACAATAGTTAATTTATTATATCCTTTTGTCCAAGGATTTTCATTAAACCAATTTTCATTATTTTTAGGTCCAGCAATAGTAATAGGTAAACCAAGAGACATAGCTAATTTAATACCTAATTCAAATCCTTTTCTATCATAGGTTCCATATCCTCCTAAACCATTATTTGCTAACATTAATAAATTATGGATTAAAGGAGGGGTTTCATTAGGATGAAAATCTTCTGTATTTATACCATGTGAAAAATAGGAAACATTAGGTAAATCAAAATAATCAACTAGATATCGAGCGGGAACTAAAGAAAATATCGATTTCTTCATTGCTTCTCTATTTTGTTTATAAACATCTGATGATTTTCCATAATGGAAAGCATGATGATCATGATGTTGAAAAACATAAGGAATACCTCTTTCAGCTAAATTTAAAGCTAAATTAGCTACATGAACCATAACCATATCATATTCGCCTGGGTTGATTTCATCTGCCCATTTAATATCTACTTCATGGCCTAAAGATTTAAGATTATTCGTTAATTCCCATATAATTTTTTCAACAGCACCCCATGCTGGAGGAGGGATAGGGATTCCACAACCTGGATTTACTTGACAAATTTTCATGGAAGTATTATATGACCGTTTTCGTATAAATTATTTTGTAAATATTCATTATCTATTTTTATTTCTTTTATTGAAATAAAATTATCAGTTTCTAAATCTCTTTGTTCTAATTGATAAATAGTACTGTTATCTTTTGTTAAATCAAAAGGTGTAACTTTCCAATAGATGAGTTTTTTAGTTACATTTAAAGGATTTTCCCAAATTATATTTCCTTCTACATCTAGTTGTCTAACTACAAATTTTCTTGAATCTACATCATTACTAGTTCTAATGATTATAGCATATTCATTATCTTTTTCATGTACTGGGAGAGGGATAAAATACTCAGCTTGAGAAAAATTAACAGGATGTAAAGCTTCTTCCCATACAGTTTTAAATTTATCACTATCTTCCCAATAAGCTTTAGGATCATCTTTTAAGAATGAATACCATAAAGTTTCTAATCCATTTGAGTTAGCTTCTTTCAATACCTGTAAATTATCCCAATCTTCTTGAGTGAATATTTGGGGAAGATAATTTAAGAATGTTTTTGGCTTTATTGCCATAAAAGCTGTTCTCATTTGTGGACCATCTCCTGAATCAAATGGGACTATTTCTGAGTAGAGGGAATGAGTATCTAAAATTTCAGAAATATAATTTATAGGGGCTACATTTTTTAAATGATAATCATAATTAATCAAATAAGTTTTTTCAATACCTAAATTAAGAGCTAACGCCATTGCATTATGGATATTGTTATGACAAGCAGGACCATGATAAAAATTATCTTCTTTATTATGTGCTGCTTTAGCTTTTATTTTATAACCAGGACCCTCAGCAAACCACCACCATTCAAAAGTATGTTGAGTAGTAATATTGTTTTTATCATATATTACATAATCAGAAAGTTCTTGAATTTCTTTTGATACGGGACAATGTGAGGTTGTAATAATAATTCTATTATCTTTTCGTAAAGATTTTAAACATTCTACAGTAATTTTCTCAATTATAGAACTATTAGGATATGTACCTACAATATATGCTTCTTTAGATACAGCATCAGAATCATTTAAATATAATGTGGATTCAATTAAACTACAATTATATGAAAAATCACTAAAATCAAGATAATTAATTCCATTAAATTTATCGAAATAGTTTTGATAAACTTCTAAATTATATATTAATATTGGAATTTGATATGAAATAGCTTCACGAATTACAAGAGGCATAGTTTCTTTATCGGTATTAGTGCCTCGAGAGGTGAATAAAAATAAATCCATTGCCTGGTAGAAAGAATCAACATCTGTTCGTTCATTCCACCAAGTTACATTATCGGGTTTATTTTCCATTAATGGTTCCCAATACCATTTAAAGTTATCTGCTTGATTTCCAACACAATGAAATTCATATTGAGGTAAAGCTTTAGCATACTCAAAGAATTCTGCTTGATTTTTTCTAGGAGTAAATAAACCTATATGAAGAACATGTTTTTTATTAGGATCTAATCCTAATTTATTTAATGCTTCTTCACGATTAGGTCTATTAGAATATTCAATTGGATATTCAACTAATACTTTAGGAATGTTTATATCTTTATATTGATCAATTTGCCATTGAGATACAAACATAAATTTATCAGGAAAAAATTTCTTTTGGGTTGTATCAAAAGATGAATCATGAGATGTTTCTACAATTTTGTATTTTCTATCAGAAGAATATAATTTAGTAGCTACATTAAAATCCATATAAAACTCAGGAATTTCTTCACTGTGAACAATATCCGGTTTTACACGATTGATAATATCAATTAATTCATTTTTATCTTCTCCTAATGTGAAGAATTTATCTGAATCAATTAAATTAAGGATTTTATTTCTGGTTACTACTAAAACACCACCTGTAACATCAGACCACTCTACAAGATATATTTCGTAGGTATCTTTAAGTAATTCTATTTTTTTAGTTAAATATTGTGGAAGTCCTCCTGTTGATAAGTGGGGGGCAATATATAACAATTTTTGCATAACAGTCTATTTTCCAATAAATATACGAAAAATTATTTAAAAATCCAAACTATTATACAGTATACCATGAATTATCAGGATGAAAATATATTGCTATTTTTGATCCAAAATTATATATAGTATGTCCTATAGTTCTAACTATATTTCCTGATGTAGAAGGAATTGTAGGGGTTAAAGTTCCTGATGATACTGCATCCATGTATAAAGTTGTTCCTATTGATGGAGTTCCTGTAAAATAAGAAGTTACGATTGTTCCTTCTATTAGCACTGCTGTTGGATCTAATTTAGTACCT